GCTTTCACAGGAATTATCAACAATTCTGACGCTTTAACCACATTTAGTACTGTTACATCTAGTAATAATCCACAATCGCATATTACGTAATCGTATTTATTGTGGATAGCTTCTGAATTAAGCATCTCTTCGATTCGATCTATCTGATTATCCATGCTGTATAATAGCTGAGCATTTGCCTGCATGAGCCACATATTTGCCGGGATAATGTCCACGTTCTCATACCGTGTGTGCCTGATCGTCTCTTCTACGCTCTGCTGTTCTAATAAGATTCCTGCGAGTCCTTTTTCATTTGGTTCATAGACTCCCATCGTTCTGGAAGCATTACCCTGTGCATCTGCATCTACCATTAGTACTTTTTTCCCGTATCTTCCCAGGAGATACGCCAGTGACGTTGATGTAGTCGTTTTCCCGACTCCACCTTTTAAATTTCCAACTCCAATTACTTTCATGGTTTTTCCTCCTAATATGGCTATTTATTCTTTTGCTTTTCTTTTTTCATCTTCTACCCAGTTTATGAATTTCTTTTCGCATTCCATACAAACATCATATCCTTGTCTGGTTCTTGCAGGCCCATTGGTAAATGTGCTTTTCTTTACTTCTATTCGATAATATGCGTTTTTTTCTCTACTAAGAATATTAGGATTTGACACTAAATACGGCATAAAGAATGTTCCACATATATCGCATTTCCTTGCTATCATTTATCGCTCCTCTTTCTTGTAATCGGTTTCTTTGTAAAACCTCATTTCTGTCATTATGCTTCCTGGTATCCTTTTCACTTCTACCTTGTATCCTTTTTCTGTAGCTTTTTCGATATATTCTTCGACAGACATTACTTCTTCCATCTTGTCCGAATAATCTAGCATTCCTATCACTTTGATTGTTTTTGCCATTTTTTACTCCATTTCTGCCATTGTTTTAATTACCTGATTATTCTCGATCGGCATGGCATCCCATTGATTCAGTTTTACATATTCTTCGATCACTTTGAGCGCGATCTCCTGACTGTAGCAGACTGCAACGAAGTTTCCATATTCTGCTGCCTGTTTTAAAAAATCTTTCTGTTCCTTTTGTAGTCTCCCATCTCCGTATTTCATTTCGATGTATAAACTTGCGTACTGTCCTTTTGGCACTGGAAGGTGCAGATCTGGTACGCCTGCCTTTACTCCCTGCCGTTTCAAGACTGCTGCACTTACGCGATCACGTTTTCCGCCATTTGGGCAGTGATGCAATAGTTTCAGCTCAGGATATCTATTCTCCATAAACTTACAAATTGTAATCACTGCTTCTTGTTCACTTGCTTCTGTTCTTAGCATGTACTGTTGTCTTCTCGCTCTACTCATTCTTTACCCTCCATCATCTATGTGCCAGGATCTGCATCCGTTTTGAACTAGAATGTACTCCATATACGGATATCCTGTTGCTGTGTATCCTTTACGTACACCGCCGTTCTCTTCATCGTGTCTTTTGTCGATATAGTAACCTTTTTGGCTCTTTGCGTCCGTTCGAAAGAAATCTCTTTCCCATATCAGTTCTTTCTTTATGATCGGCTGTTTCAGATTACGCGATGGGGGAGTATGTCTTACCTCCGTACTTCTCCATCTTCTTTCTTCCTTTTTCTTTCACGAGATAGGCGGCTAACTTTCCGTATTGGCCAGTACCATCAAGTAGCCGAATATCTATTCTCCCACGATCCCAACATCTTTTGATTGCTTTTGGCTCTATGCTTTCCAGTACCATGTGGATATGCCTTGCACCTTTGCTTCCTGTTTCAAGTACGTATATGTATTTCAATTCTCTTCCTTGCTTCTTGTACTCTTTTCTTAGATCTGCGATCAGCTTGTTCTTCTGCTTTACCAGGTCTTCATATGTGTCTGGTCGTTCCTCTTTCTTGTAGGAAAACGTTACGAACATATCTCCTTCCTGGAAGTTACAGTTCAGCTTCCATCTAAGCTGTTCTGTCTGCTTTCTTATATTCACATTCTCCTGTGTCTCTCTTGTTGGTTCTTCTCTTTTAATTCTCTTTTCTTTCGGCTTATGTCTTCTGCTGTAGTACTTTTTTACCTCTTTGCACTTACCTGCGTATACTGTTCTTATCCAATATGGCATTGGTCCATCTTCCTTTCTTGTACTGTCTACTTTATGTATTAGTATTTATCTAAACTTAATACTTTTATCGAGTCATAAAAGCGGTTTGAATCCGCTTATTTCCTTGCTTTTTCGTTTTTAATTTGCTATACTATATTTGTGGTTTTTTAATCCACAATATGACATTGAAAAAGCATCCCGATTTACTGTTCCGGGATGCTTTTTTCTTTTACCATTTCTTTCAATCTCTCCGGATCATCACATATGTCCTCATATCTTCCGAGCTTGTCCACAATATCCCCAATTGCACAGTTATTATCTACACGGATTAAGGACGCTCTGTATGTATAAGATTTATAATTTCTCATCGTTAATCTCATCTTGATCTCCTTATTCTAAATGCCGTCTGATCGTTATTGGGCGTTCACGTAGCTCGTTGGCATTCTCTTCATTCATTCCGCAAAATTCCATTCCGTCTAATCCTTCTTTCATTCCAACGATCAGAACATTCCCATTGATCGGATGCTCATAAACATCTGTTTCGTACAGATATGAAGCAATTGGATTGATCTGCGCCGTTTTATGATACAAATATTCTTCATCTACAAGCATTAACACTGGATACTGTTCTTCTGTTAGTGTGTATAATCTCTTTGGATACACAACTTCTACAATTTCACATTCTTTTCCTATTAGCTCGTAAAACTTATGTAGCTGCTCCATATTCGTTCCTTCTGGATAATCAAGCATCAATACTTTATCGCTCATATTTTTATCATCAAAGATGTTAATATTTGCTCCATCCTTAATCAGAATCATTTTCCCTGTCTTATCACTCATTTTTTGCTCCTTTACGCATATCTACGATCATCAATTTTCCTACTATTTCTTTTTGATCAAGCTCCAAGATATACCTATCTTTAAACTCTATATAATTAATCAGCTCATCTGCCATTCCTATAGCAGAGCCTTTCTTTACATGTTCAATGTTTCCATCTATATATAATTCATTTGGAATCACAGTTTTTTGATATACTATTTTAATATTTTCCAGTATTTCAACTGCTTTTCTCATTGCAGAGATTGTCGGATTTTCATCCAGCAAATCTCCTCCCATTATTCCATGCATCTTCATTTGCTTATCATATCTTTCGAGATTGTTTTTCAGCACGCTCACAGCTGTACTGACATTCATCTTGCTTTCTTTGTTCCTCTCGTGATATAATTTATATGAATTTTTATTTGTGCCTTGGAAGTTATTAGAACTGCTTCCTTGGCCTTTTTTATTTTCACTCATCACTATTTTTTCTCCTCTCTATACTTGTATGTTTTTATTGTTGTTGAGTCTTTTAGTGCTTCTTGTACTTTTTTAGCCATTTCTTTTCCTGTTTCATCTAGCCCCCCTGTTCTTCTAAGAGATCTGCGACATATCTTAATACTCCGATCGTGATGTGTACTGTTGCATCACACAATGGAGAAATGTAGTCGTTTACATTTTTTGCCGCTTCTACGCATGCATCCTGTAGTATTATCGCCGATATAGGACCAGCTCCCATCTCCTTTAGTTTCATTGACAGTTCTATTTTTCTTAATAATTCTTCTTGCATTCTTCCCATTTTATGCTTGTCCTTTCTGCCCGGAATATTACCGGGCCCTTTTCTTTTCTTTTGCTCCGATGGCTCTGATCACTGTCAGGGCCATCATTTTTTTCTGCTCTGGTGTAAGTTCCCTTACTTCTTTATCATTGACGAATCTTCTTACTGTGTATCCTTCCATACGTTTCCCTCCTTTCTTTCCAGTTTATTTATTCCTGCTTGTCTGTTATGCTGCATTCGTCGGATTCTTCTCGTCCATCTTCTGCCTTGCGATCAGGATGTCAATGCTTGCCTTTACAAGCATCATTGATTCTTTATCCAGTTTCTTTAAGTTTTCGACAGTTTCTTTCATTAATTCTTTTCCTTTGTCTGTCATGCTTCTCACCTTCTTTCTTTTGTACCGCAGATGAATTAACACTCCGCCCGATTCATTCACATATAGATAAATAATTACAATGGGGAGGCTCCGCGTTGTTGCGGAGTTGAGATTTCTTTTTTAGGATGCATTCGGGTAATTGCATCCTGATCAGGCGGAGTGTTAGTTCATCTGCTGCCTGTTTGCTTGTTTCTGTATATCATTTTCTTGACTATGGTATTATTATATCTACCTTTGGTAAGTTTGTCAACTATTTTTCATTCATTTTCTTGACTATGGTAAGATTTTGTGTTAATTTATACTTATCAGATTGGAGGTGAAATTTATGAATACGCGTTTGCACCATTTAAGAAAAACATTAAAATTAAGTCAGGAAGATTTTGGAAAACGACTTGGCGTTACTGGTGCATCAATTAGTAGGCTAGAAAAAGGTGAACGTAACATCACAGAACAAATGATTTTGTCAATATGTCGTGAATTTAACGTTAATGAAAAATGGCTTCGACATAATGAAGGTGAAATGTTTCTTCCTTTTGAAGATGAAGTTGCAGAAATGGTCTCACAACTATTAGAGGTATCAAATCCTTTTTATGATTTGATCTTGGATATGATGGTATCTTTTAACGAGTTGGACGATAAAGGCAAGCAAGCTATTTGTGATTACACTGCTTTGCTTGCAGAAAGAATGGCAAAAAGAAAAAAGGAAGACGATTAATCTTCCTTTTCGTTGTGATTGCTGATGATGATGTACAGCTTCTTCAGATACTCTTCGTCATCAATCATAGCGAGCATCTTTGTTATTTCTTTTTTATACCATTCTGACATATGTATACGCCCTCCTTTCTTCCCATTTGCTAAGGGTATTTGGAGCTAGCCATGCCAAATGGCTTTCTTTTCTCTGTATATCTCGATAAGCTTAGGGATAGTATAGCATAGTTTTGCACTCAAATGATCGTTTTTAGACATTCTTTAGAATTATTTATCATTTGTTTGTAATTATATACCTTTTTTTGGTATTTTTGAGGGTTTCCGCCGATACGTTCGGCATGTCGAACACTATGGTATAAATCGGCATGTGTAAAGGTCTTCTGGAGCTACATTCAATGCTCCAGCAAGTAGGCACAATGTATGAACCGTTGGATCATGACGTCCGTTTTCGATGTCATTTATCGTAGTTTTTCCTACGCCTGATAGTTTTGCTAGTTGTCCACTACTTATGCCTTTATCCGTTCTGATCTTCCAGAGCCGATATTCAATTTCAACATTCACAGCTGTACCTCCTGGTTATTAGAGTGTACAGTATTACAATTTAATATTACTTTTTAAACAAATTCTTTTTGAATGGGGAGGTTTTCATATGGGATTTCGATTTAAAAAAAGTAAACAGATCGCTCCTGGTGTGCGTGTGAACTTTAACAAGAAAAGTACAAGCGTCACATTCGGAGGCAAAGGAGTGCATCACACGATCAGCTCCAACGGAAAGAAAACCACAAGTGCTGGTATTCCTGGAAGTGGATTATATTATACTTCTTCTAATGGTGGCGGTGGTGGTTCCAGGAACAATGATGATTCCATCAGTTTTGCATCGGGTAGCGGAAATGGTGGTTCATCTGCTCCTGATCCTGGTAATGATAATGGAAATAAGAATAAAAAGAAGTCTTTCAAATATCTTCTTTATTGTGCAGCTATTGTTGCTATTCTTTCCGCTTGTACTAGTCATAATCTGATCAGTGCTATCATTTGTATTCCAGTATTTATTTATTTCTGGAAACACAAAGAACTTGAACGGCGTAAATACTATTTAGGCATTACTGCATTTTTATTTGTAGCCTGCCTTGTATTTCTCGGTCCAACGTACATCGAAGCTATTTCTGTTAATTCAGATAAATCAATTGTGATGGATATTAATTCTAGCAAAAAGATTTCTTATAGTATCGATCCTGAAGATGCAGATTCTGATGGATTAAAAATCGTATCATCCGATTCCGGCATTGTATCGCCTAATTTAAAAAATCATAGCTTTACAATCAAAACCAAATCCAAAACCGGAACCGCTACAATATACCTTAAAGATGATAATGCAGATGTCACGAGCAAAAAGATAAAAGTAACCGTTGAAGATAAAAAAGCAATTGCTGAAGCTAAGAAAAAGGCTGAGCAAGAGAAAAAGAGAAAAGCTGAAGAAGCTAAGAAGAAAGAACAAGCACGTATTGCTGCTGAAAAGAAAAGGGCTGAAGAAGCCAAGCAAGCAACCGAGCAAGCTGCAACTAAAAAAGAGGAAATAGTGTGGGTGTCCAACACTGGATCTAAATACCACTCCAATCCAAATTGCAGCAACATGAGGAATCCGATCAAAGAAACTCTTTCCGACGCAAAGAGCCGCGGACTCTCTCCATGTAGTAAATGTTATTAGACAAATAAAAATACCGCCTAGCTGGTAACTAGACGGCATTTAAAGAAAACCACTTGCACCTGTTAAGTTAACAGATGAGTACTTTTCCCTCGCAAGTTTAAGTATATCATTTTTTCTTGACACTTCGCAAGAGGTGTATTTTTTGTACCAAATTTTAATATTTTGTAAAAAGGAAAAGGTGATTACTATGAAAAAGATCGCAGCTGCTTATATAAGAGTCAGTACGCACATGCAAGAAGAATTATCTCCAGATGCACAGCTCCGTTTTATTAGGACCTGGGCAGATGCTCATGGTTATTATGTGCCTGACGAATTTGTTTTTATAGATAGCGGAATTTCTGGAAGGAAAGCAAAGAAACGTCATGACTTTTTACGAATGATCGGGCTCGCCAAAATGAAGCCTTCCCCTTTTGAATCAATCCTTCTTTGGAAATTTAATCGTTTTGCACGAAACCAAGAGGAAAGCATTTTTTATAAGTCCATGCTTCGTAAAAAATGCAAGGTTGATGTTATCAGCACCACTCAGCAGACAACGAAAGACATCTACGGAGATCTGATTGAACGTATCATTGAATGGACTGACGAATTCTTTTCTATCCAGTTAGGGGAAGATGTCAAACGAGGAATGACTGAAAACGCCCTTCGTGGAAATTTCCAAGCTTCTCCGGCTTTTGGATACAAGGTAGAAAAAGGGCTAGGACTAGTCATTGTTGACGGTCAGGCAAATATCGTTCGAATGATTTTTAATTTATATGCCAATACTAGGATGGGATTTTACGAAATCGCTCGCCACTTGAATCGCTTAGGCTATAAAACCAAGAAAGGTGGAGCTTTTGAGGCTCGCGCAATTAGGTACATTATTCAGAATCCAATCTATAAAGGATACCTTCGATGGAACTATGCAAATGGTACTACACATGCTGTCAATGATGAAAGCGAATGGATCATCGTAAAATCTCCACTAGTTCCTGTCATCGTGCCTGAAGAACTTTGGGATCGAGCGAACGAGCGTTTAAAAAATGAGTATCATCCTAAAAACGGAAAGCCAGTATCAAAGCATCGCCACTGGTTGTCCGGGCTTGTCAAATGCTCTTCCTGCGGTGCGTCTCTTTCTACATCTGTGCAATATCGTCGCGATCGCACCTACATTAATTTTCAATGCTATAAGTACCTTAAGGGAAAATGTATGATTTCTCATGGAATTTCTGAAAAGAAGCTTGTTCCGTTGATTTTAAATGTCTTAAAAGAAGATATGAACAAATCCTACATAGAATGCGAACGTATAGAAAAGGTTGTTGAAAATCAACAGGATATCCTGGATGTTCAGTTGAAACGTTTGGATGCCAGAGAAGTTCGGATCAAAGAGGCATATTTGAATGGCGTTGATTCTTTGTCAGAATACAAAAGCAATAAAGAACAAATTCAACAAGAAAGAGAACTTCTTCTCAAGCAATCACAGAATCATGGCAAAGAGGAAAAAGGATCAAATGAACTTCCTAATAAGATTCGTGGTGTTTATGACATACTGGTATCTGATCAATGCAGCAAAGATGAAAAACAAGCTGCAATTCGTTCGATCGTGAAAAAAATTGTATTCGATAAAGAAAACAAAACCTTAGATTTCTATTATTACATAAAAGAAGATTAAGCCATAACTCCTCAATTCCGCAGTATTACTTTGTTTGCAGAGTTTATACGCACTTGCAGAATGGATGACCTTACTGTAAGTGCGTATAAAGTTTTTTCTTTAACACTGAAACAGTGCTATTCTCAACCCATGTCTTCCCTATTTCGGTTCAGATTTCTTAAACAGATTCTTTAGAAATGGCATAATTACGTGCTTTTTAAACTTATAATAGATGCTAAAAGTGGGTACTTTTCTGTTTTCCGGTTTTTATACAGAAAGTACCCCCTTTTTTGCAAATAGTACCCCCTTTTACAACAAGAAAGTACCCTGTTTTAGAACAGGAAAGTACCCCCTTTTATTTTACAAGTTCCAGGTACTTTGTTGGAACCCAATTATTTAATTCTTTTGCTGCTTTCTTATTCTTCTTTTAAAATTTCCTTCATGTCGTCAATTGCTTCTTCCTGTGTTCTGTATTTCCTAAAAGTTCCGAACGTATTCTTATATAATAGGAAGTATTTGTATCCCCATAAGCTATCGTCAACTCCTGCGTTCGGATGATTTTCCGTGAAGTATACTGTATTTTTCTTTTCTTCTACGCTCCGTGCTAACGCTTCCATTCTTGTTCTTTTGCTCATAACTTTATCTCCTTTTCTTTGCTTATCTCCTTTAACTATCTTTATTATAATCTTTTTAAGGATTAAAGTCAATAGTTTTTTAATCTTTTTTTGGATTATTTTTTAATCTTCTACATATTTGATTATGTTCCCCGGCTGCATGTCTAACAGCTTGCAAAGCTGTTCAAGTGTTTTGATACCAATCATCTCGCCTTTTCTTATCTTTTGCATTGCATTTTGGCTAATTGGTCGCTCATCTCTTATTCTAGTTGCATTGTAGCCTGCTTCCTTTAATTCTTCTATTACATTTATTTTGTAAACTAGCATTTAATTTTTTCCTCCTGCTTTTTCTTTGATTTTACTTCTTTTTTTCGATCACGTCAACAAAAAATAATCCTTAAAAAGATAATTTTATTTGCAAAAAAGGACCAGAGAAAAAATCTCTGATCCTTTTACGCCCTTGGAATATATTGTGGTTGTTTGTACTATTATATTACTATGTTTTCTTAATTTAGTCAATGTTATTCATGTTTTAGCTATGATATTGACCGTATTTATCATTGTATGTATAATTTATCAAAAGGAAGGAGTGGTTGTTTGTGTCTTTAAGAGAATGCGTTGTCTGTGGAAAGACTTTTGATGGAGCACCAAGTGCAAAATATTGCTCCGAAGAATGCAAAAACGCACCACAATATACAAATGAATTTAATGGAGAAAAGTGGGGAAAATTAACTATCATAGATGCTTATAGAAAAAAAGGAAGAGTTTATGCCATTTGCAAATGTGAATGTGGAAATACAAAAACTGTAAGATACGATGCTCTAACATCTGGTCGAACTCAATCTTGCGGATGTTTTGCCGAAGCTAATCACTATAAGCCAACTGATCTTACTGGTAAAATTAACGATTATGGCTGTAAAGCAATTAAACAAACAAGGATTGGAAATCGGTATAAATGGGAGTGTGAATGTTCTTGTGGAAAGCACTACCTAGTTCCTGCCGGACTGTTTTACAAACAAATGTCTTGTGGTTGCTCACATCAAAGAAGTGCCAAAGAAAACCTCAAAAAGGCTGCGGAAACATGTGAACAAGGATATATAGAAAATACATCCATTACATCAATCAAACCTAGAAAAATGTTATGTAATAACACATCTGGAGTTCGTGGTGTTAGTTGGGACAAAAATCGGCGAAAATGGGCTGCTACAATAGTATTTAAAGGCAAAACATACCATTTAGGAAGATACTACAATATAGAAGATGCAGCCGCAGTAAGAAAAGAAGCCGAAGATGCTCTGTTTGGAAATTTTCTTGAATGGTTCCAAGAAGTATATCCGGAAAGATGGGAAAAATTCAATAATAATAAAAAAGATGGAAAATAATTGCCATCTTTTTTTATTATTATTGATATAAAAAAGACCAGGGAGAATCCCTGGCTTAATTGTTATTTAAGATATTTAGTTGCTACATATCCAGTAGTTGTTTTGTATTTAACCTTCGTCCAAGAAGCTCTTTTTTTAACTACTTCTACTTTAGTTCCTTTCGGAATCTTTCCAAGCTCTTTTGATTTCGCATTTGCAGCGCTCCTGATCGTAAGAGGATCTTTCTTCGTATTTACTGTTGCATACGTTTTTTTCTTTGCAGTTTTCTTTTTAACAGTAAGAAAAAGCTTCCGTTCTGCTTTTCTTCTTCTTGTCAATCCGTTCAGCACTTTACCGCCAGCTTTATTGTACTGGAGCATCTTTGCGGCGATCGTCGCTCTTGATCTTGTCCCATTTGCAGTTAATGCATCGATGCTGCCGATGTTGTACGCAAATGATACTAATGCATCAATCTCGTTTTGATTCCATTTGTACTTGCTGTTATACTTCATCACCTTCGGTAGATACTTCTTATTAAGTGCCTGTTCCAGCCAATTATCTGCTGTTTTCTCTGTGATCTTGAGTCCAGCTTTAACTGTAACTTTTGTAATCGCCTTATCTGCATTTGTGATTCCGTAACCGATCGTCCAAACTCCGACTTCGTCTTTATAAGATTTTAGGTATAATCCTTCAAACTCTTTTACGAGTTTAATGCATTTTTTGCTTACTGCTGCCATATTTATTCATCCCCCTTATCTGTGTCTTCCAGGATGTCTGCTTTGCTTTTTACTTGTGATCTGATATTTTTCACAAGCGGTTTTAAAAATTTAGGGATCGGTACTCCGATATCCTGGATGTTTTCCAGGATTGATATGACCTCGTTACATGTGATCCATACCGAAACAATGCTTGCTATTAAAAATGAGATCTTAATGTCCAATCCAATCTGGGCAGTTGAATATTTGATCATCTCGTCCACGATCGCGCCTACTACAACCAGTAACCACATCGCTATCTTCTTAAATATGCCCCTGATTGATCTGTATGAATTGATATCCTGATTCCTGAATTTCCTTGCAATCAGTCCCGTCGCATAATCAACCAGGTTACTAGTAATCATTAATGCACACGGAAATGCTAGCACTCCAAGTAAGCTAGATAATGCTGATCCGATTGCAATTATCATTATTTTTACATTATTTACCTGCTCCATTTTCTTCTTCATAACCTCACTTTCCTTTCTTCGGAAGAAATTTATTTTTGCACAAAAAATAAGACCTGTTAAGGTCTTGCACGTATTTCCATTTTTATCTCCTTTTGTTAGAAATGCAAAAGGACGTTCTGTTTCGAACGTCCTTTTTGTTTTATATTACGCAACGCTTATGGCTGCATTTTGTTGCTGCTTCTGTTACGTCTGCATACTCTAGCGTAGTGGCTATGCTAGAATGACCCAGGAACTCCTTAACCTCTTCTATCGGCATGCCGTGGTCCCTTGCATCTGTAGCCGATGTGTGGCGGATCAAGTGCGGATGTACTCTTCTTTTTATACCTGCTTTCTCTCCAAGTTGTCGGAATCTCTTTTCAATTGCTGCCTTTTTCAAACGATTATATGGCTTTCTTTCTCCTACAAACAATGCTGGATCATCAAGATTTCTTGTTTCCAGGTAATTTTTCAATGCAAGTTCTGCTTTCGCATTTAAGAAAGAAGTTCTGTGTTTATCTCCTTTTCCAAACAGATGCACTTCTTTTTTCAAGAAGTCAACATCATCAAGATTCATTCTTTCGCACTCTGTGACACGGCAACCAGTGCTGTAGAAAAACTCCACCAATGCTTTGTCTCTCACTGTTTCGCATGCATTTCTTAATTGTTCCATCTCAAGCGGAGTTAATGGCTTTTTCTTCTTGCGTTCGTATTTGATACGTTTTATATTCCTGCACGGATTTCTGTCTATGTACTCTTCATTGGTCGCCCATTCTAAAAACGCATGGATCGCTGATCTCCTGCTGTCCAGTGTTCTATTGCTAAGTTTTCTTTGTTGCTGAACTTTATACAGATATACCCTAATGTCATTTGTTGTGATTTTCTTAATATCTTTGTTCATTGCCAGGAAGAAGTCTTTCAAATATAAATCATATAAGTTTAATGTTTTCAGACTCAATCCCTCAATTTTTCGAGTCACGAAGTAAGTCTGATAACACTCTGGAAGATATCCTTCATATAACGTCAATGATGTCTCACGTTTCTTTATCTCATAGTCATTAACAAAGATCGTCAATTGTTTAAACACAATTTTCAGAGAATCATCATCGATCTTGTCGCTTAGTGTGGTCATAAAGGTAGTTACAAACTGTTCTCTCATAAACATTCTCCTTTGCTCTACCCAAAGGAAAGAGTTTATGTTATAATGTGCTCGTACCTTTGGGTACCGTGTTTTGGAGCTGAACTTTTTGATTGGTAGTCGGGAGTTTAGCTCCTTCTTTATTTAGTTTCTAACTACATTTTACCATTTAATTGTTACAAAACTGCCTATTTTACTGTTCTTTTAGACACGTTTAATAGTTCTGTAACACCTGCATTGAATGTGTAATCTTTGACTCATTTCAGGTAAAAAACGTCTGTCTTTTTTAGTTAACTAAAGCTTTTTTTAGTTTTCTTTTTAACTTAACGCTTTAGTCGGCCATGTGGCTTTCTCTCCCCAATGAACAATGATGGATTATCATCTCCATGAGTGCAAATAGGGTAGAAACCTTTTTTAGATATTTCTTAATTTTGCTTCTACGTAGGGGACGTAAAATTTTTCATAACCTTCTTTGGTTGGATGTGTACCATCATTATTAGCTGTATATTTGAGATAACTTGATATAGCTGTATTGAAACAACTTATGTTGTATAGGTCACAATATGGCATACTGTATTTTTTCAACACGCTCTCAATAGCATCGTGTACTTCTGTCATTGTGTGCGAACCATTATTATAATCATTTATTTTTGTATATGGCGTATCTTTAATTTTGTGAGAAAACACAAAAAGAATCTTTTTTCCTTCATATCTTTCCAATAGTTTTCGACACATATATTCAGTTCCACCGATTATTCTTGATGTATTTGTTATTTCGCTAGTATAATCATCTGTAAGACTTCCAATAGTTCCTCTATAGATATGATCGTTATATCCACCACCAACAATAATATAATCGGCATCTTCATCCATTGTTTCAATATTATCGCAGATGTGAAATACTGTTTCGTTTGTCCCAGACATAATCGTAGCACCTGATACAGCATAATTTATACAAGTCATGTTGTTTTTTTCTGCAATCATGTCAACATATGATTTGTTACCTTTTGTATCCCCGTTGTAGCCTTGTCCTTTTACTATACTGTCTCCAATACATACTATTTTTTTGCCATATAAAAGATTATCATTATTTTTGTTCAAAAATTCTTTTACTGTTAGTTGTGATACTTTTGTCAATTTGGGCCCTACAGATGTACTAGTTCCTTGTGCACCATTAATTTTTACATATGCCGTTCTTAATGGTGTTGTCAACTCGATATCTACATAGTTTTTGGCAGTGCCATCCCCACACTCACTACCTAACAATTTATCGGCAGTGTCAAAATATAATATTAGTGGATATTTTTTGTTTTGTTGCGAGCGTCCACTCACTTTTATTTTACACAATCCTTCTACCTGAGCTTTCCCCCATCTTGCATACGCAGAAGAGTATAGCTCTCCATCTGTACTAATTGCCTGTCCTTCCGTTATTTCTAATTGTACAACTTCTTCTTTGTATTCTGTTTCTGTATGATTTTTTTCGATTTCTAAAGATTCCTTTAGTTGACCAATTTGTCCTCTAAGTGCATCTCCAGCATTGTCATAGACTGTCCCATCTTCTCCTATGCACATATTTTTAAGCTCAGCTAATCTAATGTCATTTATATCTCTCTCATATGCTATCGTTACAACTGCTGCAAAAAGATACTGCCCAACGACACTACTTGATCCAGAATACACAGTTATAACATATTCATCGTTTGTTGACTCTACATTATAACTTGATGGGATGCCTTTACCATTTATTGCTACTCCATCTAATGCTTTAGCAATAACATTAGCATTTATAACTGTAGGTGACTTATCCTTTATGCTTTTCAGTGTTTCATTGTCTTTGCTACTAATTTTAAATGTAAGGTCGCTGGCGCTGTTATTTCTGATTGTCCCCGACTGTACAGTTACTATCTCAACGCTTGACGCTGTACCACTAAGCATTCCATCAATTTTTTTGCTCTCAGTTGCTAATTTTTCATCAATTATGTCCATATTGTTATTTATATCTTTAATGTTTACATAATCGTTCTCTTCTGGTTTTATCAGATTTAAATTTTTTGTTTTTGTGCTCATGGCATTTCCTCCAATTCAGTGCCGCTTCGTAATTCTTCCCACGTGTACTTGTGCATCTCGCTCCATGTGTACTTGTGCATTGTTTTCCATTTGTTGTACCTTATTCCAATGTCCATCGTGATATTTAACGGCACAATCTCTTCAAGTAGCTTCTTAAATTCGTCTTCCATAGCTTTTTTCTTAAGGCCTAACAGACAAATCATTTTCATTTCGTCAGGTACAACGGCAATCGTATAATTTCCTTTGCCTAACAAATCATTCATTTTATTCATTAGACTCTCTTGCGTGTACGGATAGCTGTCATACCATTTCATCATCACGCGGAATCTCCTCAGTTCAAGACTATCCGTATCTTGCGGATTTATGCCAAGGATCTTTTCTCGTCGTTTTATCCCTGTTTCTGATGATCCTGCAATACTTGTATTACTATCGCAGTCCGCAATGTTATCCTCAAATTTTTGTCCCACAACTTCTTCAGCATCAAATATTGCATTCATTTCATCAATTTCAAAGATACATTCCGGATACTCTAAGTGCATGTTATCACTCCTTTGATCGGTACAACGTCTTTTTGCAACGTTATATTTCCACTCTGATCTGCGTTTTCTAATACAACATTAGATACATCTACTATTCCTTCGATGTTGTAGATCGCGTTTTCGACTGCTGCACGTCTTACAATAATACTATCTGTCGTCGTCCATTTCTTTCTTAATTCGAGTAAATAGGCTTCAACCGCATTATTTATCTGCGTAGTAAGTCCATCAGTCGTATATCCTTCATCGCATGTAACCGCAGCACTGACGTTTATCGTCTGTGATTCTACCGCTTTGATCGTTATCACATGCCCGATCGGTGCGATTCCATTTCCGTCGCCTGCGGAACTAATTGGATCAACCTTTTCCTGCACACTTGAAACAAGCTCCTGTGATGGCACTCCATACTCATCTGTTATAATCACAATATCTATCGTGCTGCCAATCCTTCGATAAGCTTTTACACCGCCAACGCCATCAATTGCTCCGATTTCCTGTTCGTAATACTTCCTATTACCTGCGTATGGTTTTATCTCAAAAGAATCTAGCAATCGCATTCTATACGATTCTTCATCCTCTTCGTCTGTTCCTTCGACCAGTAATTTAGTTAGTACTGCGTCTTCCAATCCATCCACATCATCCAGGCACATAAGATCTCCAGTCCATCCATTTGGCTCTGATCCAGCATCTTCGCATTCTAATCTGTACTTATGTTCTTCATCATTGATCAGCTCCGTTACAATGTAATTGTAATCGTCACCAGAAAACTCTGTTCCAATTGGTACAGCGGTATTAAACTGTCCTTCAAACTCTGCTGGCGTCGCCTCGTTTATGTAGATTCCTCGCTCCTGGCCAAACTTGACTAAATGATCCAGATCTGCTGTGTCAGGATATTGATTGTCTGCAACTGCTCCAAGGTCTATGTATGCCTGTTCCAAACGTGCAGCTTGCTTTGCGCACGCGTTATAGATCAGAGATCCTTCGGATGTATCCATTCCGTTTGGCATGTCTTCCATCATCTCATCCATAATTTTTTCAAACGTCATTTCCTCATACATCTGTTTCAATCTCCTCCTCTCCATAATCTGTTATGATCGTAAATTTGATATGTAATTTGTCTTTCATTTTACTTACTTCCAAATCTTCAATTTCTGTTATGTGCGGATTGACTTCTAGACATTCCGTGATCATTCTTTCTACTTCTGCCCTTGTGTATTCGTCTGAATACTGCTGCCCGATCAATTCATTGATCTCGCATCCGTAGTCCCAGGAGTACTGGAAAAAATTATATCTTTCCGTATGAACTGCAAGATACGCCCACATCGCAAGTGCTTTTGCTCCTTCTGCAATCTTTCCTGTCAATTTACCTGTTTTGAAATCTATCTCATATTCTCTCGGATAATATTCTTCTGTTTCTTCTTCAATTTCTTCTGTTTCTTCTTCAAATGGGAACATTAAGCACTCACCACCTTGCACATTACAACGTACTGGCTATCGCTTATTTGCAACACCAGGACTACGTCATTCTCTTCCAATTCAATTCCTTCAGCGATCAAATAATCATCCTGATCCAGCTTTTGCCCTCCACACACTACATATCCATCCACTACTCTTGCTAACTGCGGATACTCTGGATTATCTCTTCTTCCTTGTTTTCTCATGATTTCTAAAAATCTTTCATAGTTATTCATAAGACTCTCCTTCCTTGCATCCAATGCTGCGCGTAATAGGTATTACTTAAATTGCTTACCTTTACACCTTCAGAGCTTGAGCAGTGTATAAATTTACCTGATCCGATGTAAATTCCTACGTGGCTTGCTCCACTTTTGTATGTTCCCTGGAAGATCACGAGATCGCCTTTTTTCAGTGATCCTTTTGACACTTTTTTGCCTTTTTGCGATTGTGCCAGTGCTGTTCTTCCTACGCTCTTTCCTGCTGCCTTTTTAAATACATAGGATGTAAATCCGCTACAATCTGATTTTCCAGACTGCGGAGACGATGCTCCATAAACGTACTTTACCTTTCCGATGTATGTTTTCGCTTTTTTGATTACCTTATCAGCTTTGGAACTACCAGAATCTGTTACTTGCTTGAATCCAGTTCCATTTCCTATGATTGCATATCCACTCCTTCTTCCAAATTTGTTGCATTGTGCTCTTGTTTTCATTAATAGATCAAAATGATACACACCGTTCACAATCTTAATTGCTCCACCGCGATCGTTAACCTTGTGTACCTTTTTATCTCTACTTGTTTTTGTTCCAAGTACCTGTATCTGCTTTCCATAGGCTATTGATGTTGGTGCTGCGCATGTGTATTTGCTTGGATCAAGCTTTTTCCCTTTGCAGTCGTAGTATCCTCCTTCCATCTTATTGTTAGCCGGATAATATGCTGTGTATAATGCTTTTACCTTCTTTCCATTCAGGATACCGGAGCTTTTTGTAGATCCGGAAGAAGATGATCCTGATTCATCATCTCCTTCTTCCGTTTCCATTACATTTTTAAATGCTAGCTCAAGCGACATTGTGTGCACTCCGTTTTCGAATGTGTGCGTATCGTTCTCGATCCAGAACGTTCCCGTCAATCCTGAATCCGTATCATTGATTCGAATTCCATATCCAGAAACGCATCGAATGTCTCCGATCGCACTTAACGAAGCTGTCTTTTCCAAACCTGCAAGCGTGTTTTTTGCTTCTTTCTTTCCATTTCCTTTTTCTACAGATAATGAATCTTGAAACGTACCATAGGTCTTTACCCAGTTTTTATTGGATACTGTACCAATTTTTTTGTTTTTTGAATTATAGATCACGACTTTATTTACCATGCTGTCCGTCGTTTCCTCATATGAGCTTTCTGTAATGCCTTCGTTCTGATTTAGTACCAGATCTAACATTGCTCCTTTTTTAATTACAGACAGCTTGTCTCCTTCAAAAATCGGCTGATAGCTTGTCCCAGTTTTTTTATAGGCTTTCGTATACGCGGCCAAAATCATGTTGTAGTATTCTTTGTCAGTAAAGAGGATCTTGCTGATCTTCATTCCTGTTTTTGCAATACTCTTTGTTTTTATTTTTAAATCCTTACAAATCAGCTGCGTGATCTGCTCTGGCTTTTTCTTCTTAAATTTGTATGTCCCTTTGCTCCGGATCAGATACAGCATAAAATCCTGTGCTGTGTAGCTCACTGTTCCGGCTTCGCCTTTTCTCTCTCGCTTAGTTACTTTCCCATGGAACAATTTTGACGATCCATTATATAAGCATATGAGATCGCCAGTTTTTATCGTTGGCATTTTAAAACGCGTATCTCCTGCCGGATTCAATGTTGTAAATTCAAAAGTACGTGCTCCAGAATAAGCACTTCCAGACCATGTCATGCTACCGATCGCATTTGTTATGTCGTTTCCGTTTTGTTCAACCTTTAAATTTAGACTCATCTTTCGATCACCAACTTTGTTCCCGGATAAATATAACGTCCATTGCTGCTGCTTTTCCTTTTATGCTTTCTTGCTGCACTCTCAATTACTTTTTTGTTTTTTTTGTAAATACTCTTCCAATTCGATGATTTCCCTGTTGTTTTCTTTGCAATTTTCAAAAGATTATCACCTTTTTTTATTGTATACTTTATTATCTTCTTACTGCTTTTTTTCGTGCTTCTTTTCTTACTACTTGCCTTTTGTGTTACTTTTTTTCCGTTCGATGTCTTCTTTTTTGGTTTCGAGTAAGATACCGTTGAATATTCCTTCAGACTCAATGTAAACGTAACGTCTCCAGTACTATCTTCCTCTCCATATTCAAACGATTCAATTGATACTGTTTTATCAAATACCCCGGTGATGATAAACACCGGGGTAACTTTGTTGTCTTTCCACTTTTCAATTTTTTGCACATAACTGTAAGGATTCGTGCTGTATCCCTGGTATTGTGCAAACGGATACTCGTGCGCCGGGAAAAAGCTACTTACTTCAACTGTTTTCAAGTTTCTTTCCCCCAGCAAATTCACTTCGCCTTTTCTATGTACATTTTCAGATGTATTTTGATTCGATGCTGTAATTTTGAACGATGATGGCAAGATTGGAAATCTGATCTTGTCATTCCCGTTATTAAGCCACATTTCCATGTTTTTCTCCTATTCCGGTTGTGGAATCATTTCCAATCTTTTTACCAGTTTTTCTACAATCTTATCAATATCAGCATCCTCCCTAACAACAAGGGTTTCTGCCAGTTTCTCGATTTTGTATATAACACTCTTCTTTCCTTCGTTCTTGGCCATCTGTACGCTTTTATCATGAGGGTATACACGTGATCCCTTCGGCAGATCAATAATCTCTCCGCCTCGTTCATGTACCTGTACAATTCCACCCTGCCAGTTTTTTGTACCTTTTGCTAGCGTTGGAACTTTCGGAAGATTGATTCCAAAACTTTTTCCAGAATATTTTCCAGGTACCCATGAAGGAATTTTTACGCTCACCTTATTCAATCCGCTAATGGCGGCATTAATTAGTGCGATCACGGAGTTTAATGGACGTTTTGCAATGCTTGTCAGTGCTTCAAATGCTCCCTTAAATATGTCTTTCACTCCTGACCAAGCTTTCTTCCAATCTCCAGTAAATACACCGCTTAAAAACTTGATCAATCCGCTAAACATTTTTGTAACTCCGTGGATAATATCGAGCGTTGATTTCAACCATCCGGCTGTTCTCGCGATTATGAATGGGAATACTTTACCAAATACTGCTTTAAATGCTCCGCCTACATACTTTGCAACACCTCGAAAAAACGGAAGTGTTGCTTTTGCACCTTTCCCAATTGTTTTAAAAGCAGATGCAGCCATGCTTCCAATTTCTTTTACTGTTTTTCCAAGTTTTTTGGTATCTACACCGCATGCATTCAGTGCTTTTACTGTTGCCGTCTTCATCTTTTTAGCTCCAGCACTGATCTTGTCCCAGTTTTTATATACCAGGACTGCTGCGATTGCGATCGCTCCCAGTACTAATGCAATTTTTCCGCCTGGTCCAATGAACGCGGATATTGAGCTTGCCTTTTTGAAGGATGTGTATAGACTGTTTGCTTTTCCGATCAGCCCTCCTACTTTTGTCGTTAAGGTTCCTATTATCACTACTGCTGGTCCAACTGCTGCCGCAATCATTCCTGCTTTTACGATAAACTTCTGTGTGCTTGGAGACAATTTTGAGAAGTTCTGCGATAGTTCGCTTAATTTATTAGCTACCTTTGTAACTGGAGGTGCAACAACCTGGAGTACAACATCTCCAAATAGTGTTAGGGAGTTCTTCGCCACATTCACAGCTTTTCTGATCTTGCTCATAGACGTCTGCATATCTTGCAACGCTTTTTGCGTAGATCCTTGAGCTTTACCCATTTTCGCTGTTTTTTCCCTGAACGTGTCATACTGCGCACCCGTTAATGCCAGTGCTGCTGTTAATGCTCTCGAATTGCTGAACAGTTTTGCCATCTTGTCGCTTTGACCGCCTGTCTCTTTCTTCAAGATTTTCAGCACTCCGGCCATTCCCTCAGATTTGATCATAGCCTGACCATTCTGATAGCCATATTTCTGCATTAATTTGCCCATTGAATCAGTAGGCTTCAAGAGCCCCGTAAACAGACCTTTCATCTGCGTTGTGACTTCCGCAGTATTACCAGTAACGCCTGTCAACGTTGCCATTGATCCAAATAGTTCTTTGTATGACACATTTAAGCTGTTTCCTAACGGGAATAAAGGCTGCATACTTGCAGCTAATTCCTTGTATGTTGTAACTCCTAATTTCTGCGTCTGAAAAGCCATGTCAGATATGCTTTGTGCCGTTTTTGTATTTACACTGTCATATCCCTTCATGGCACTACTGATCAGCGCTACGGATTCCTGGACAGATGAACCTCCGCCTTTTGCCGCTTTTGCTGCAATGTTAAAAATATCTTGCGTTTTCTTTCCAGAATCTCCAATCGAACTGATCATCTGATAAACACCTTGGGATATCGTATGCAAGCTGATTCCTGTTTCATTAGACGTTTTTATCGCCATGTTTTTATAGCTTTTTAAATGTCCGTGATCATCTAATAACGTATTTACCTGCCCCATGTCTTTCTGAAATGTATCCGCCATCTTTCCAGATGCCGTCATAACTCCCACAATCGGCAGTGTGACATTTTTTACAAGTGACTGACCAACAGAGCTTATTGATTTACCTGTTCTTTTAATGCTGTTCGCTGTCTTTTGTATTTGTCGACTTTTTGCCTGCATCTCTGCTGTTGCTTTCCCAAGCGGAGCGGAGAATTTATCTACTAAACGCAGCGTAGCATCTACGAATCTATTTGCCATTCAGTTGTTCATTCTCCTTTCTGATATCCTCAATCTCCTGATGCATAAAGGCAGTCATGATCATACGTTCATAACTTCCCATTCTTACAAATTCTCGTGGTAAAATATTATGAAGACGGAATAACCAGTACATCGCATTGATTTCTCCGTCTTCTTTAATTAGTTTTTTATATCTTCCTCTGTTGTTCCATTTTCTTCATCGCCATAAAAATCGCTGATTTGATCTGCAATTTCCGAAATTTCACCATCAAAAAGCAGTTCTGCAAGATCTTTCGGCGTTGACATTCCAAAATGCTGGAGTAATCTTTCATCTCTTAAATCTGGTACTTTTACGCCATCCATCACCAGGAGTAAAGATGCATCATGCACTTTATTCATGTCTGTGTTTCCCTTTTTATCAATCGTAAGTGCAAGTCTTTCTTTTACCTTTCTTTCTTTTACTTTTTTCAACGTAATTTTTCCGTCTCCTACCAGACGCTCCATGTTTTTGCTGTTATATGTCTTTGTCTGCTCTTCTGTTAGTTTTTCTTTGTCTACCTGTAATAATTTCTCAATTAAATTCATTTTTCTTCCTTTCTTAGTCTGGAATTGTATCGATCATTTCTGCCTTCTCGAATGTAAATGGGTAGCTTTCTTCTCCAAGCTTTCCTGCTTCCCAATCAATTACTTTTACTTCATCAAACGTGCATCCTGTTAATTTAACGCGCTCATTTCCATTTACTGTAGGATCATCCAGATTGGATATGATCGTAAACGATGTGCTTTTTCCTGCATTAATATCTTTTAAGATTCTTGTTTTAAAATATGACGATACATGATTTAACTTAATTGTTCCAGATCCTGATGTTCCAGTAACCTTCTGTCCCTCATTAAGTGTCCCTGTTTGAGATACGCTTGTCTTATTCAGCTTGATCGTTGCTTCCAAAGCTGTTGTTTGTGCCATGTAATCATTGTCGATCCAAACCTCTCCCCAGCTTCCATTAATTACGTCATCTGGATTAAATGTTCTCACTCCTCATCCCTCCTATATCGTAAATTCAATATCAAAATCTTCCATTGCATCTAAAATCTTGATCGTTGCTTTTAAAAATACATGCTCGCCTGTATTTGCCTGCTTCATCTGATCATCTGTCATATCTTTTGTATCTACCTTTTTCTTTTCCAGATACTCTTTATTTGCTGCTACATCAATCTCGATTTTTGCTTCAGACAAGATTGCTCTTGCAACCAATTCATCTAAGTACTCCTGGCATGCAGATACTAATAAACATTTATTGTCATAAGTGTTTGGATACTGACCTATCCAATCATTTTTGATCGTTTCAGAAATATCCGTTGCAATGTGATCAATCACATCTACTATCTTGATTTTTTTAAAATCTTCCGGATCCGTTTCGGATGTTGTTTTCAAGGAATTAACTCCGCGTGCAACTCTTATGTAGTTCCCATCTCTAAATACGATAAATTCTCCTGCATCGATTTTTGAATCCATTTCTGATTTAGGAAGTTTAGAGCATTGCTCTACATCATCTAGTTTTGTAAAAGTGCTGCTCATTGTAAGTGGAGTTCCTGCAAGAATTCCTGCAATACGTGAGCAAAATGTGTGTTGCGTAAACGCTGTCTCTCCTACAGTTACGCTCTCTGTTGTGTAGTTAATAATCGCCTTGTTGTCTGCTGCTCCTGCATCTGCTAAAACTGCCTTGATCTTCTTCCCCTGATCGCGCATATTTTTGACCCAGGTAATTACCTTTGTTTTCTGCTCTTCTTGTAACTCTGATCCAAATGTAAGATAGTCAAATTTGACGTTCTCCAGCTCGTCCAGAATTGTATCCAAGTCTTCGTATGCTGCTTTTGCAAAATAACTAATCACAGATTTTGGTTTTTCTCTTCCTCCAACCATTGCAAGCTGAATCTGCGTTTTCAGATCTGCTGCTACACCTTTATCAATCTCGTCTCCCGGTCTGTACTCTTTTGGATTCATATTTGAGCTTCCTGCAAGTACCAGGGCGACAATCTCATTATCGCTTCTTGTTTCTAATGTCTTCGCCAATTCGCGAAAAGTAATATTAATCGCTGGCATCCCCATGCTGTAATACCTCCTTTATATTTACCTGTTTCATCATTTCTGCTTCTTCTGGTTTGTAAATTGAGTCTAAAAATTCAGAATCAAATGTGATTTGCGGTACATTTCCACGCTCTCCGGTATATCGAATTTCAAAGTCTGATACCGGAACTACCTTTTTCTCTGTCTGCATCGTTGCCAAGAACATTTGTTTTATTTTTTCAATATCCTCTAAAACTTTGCTTTCATTTCCAGATTCTTTCTTTCCGTACATCACAACAATTTCGATCGAATAATTGTGATGATATGTGTTTTTCGTGTTAATCGTTCCCGATTCTGTGACACGCACAAAAAAACAAGGATTCTTCATTCCTTCTACTACTCCAAATTCATAGCACGGATAAGTAAATTCTTTTTGTAGCGTTGCGATTACCGCTTTTTTCATGTCTTTTAGCGTGATCATAGTCCTGCATCATCCTTTACTCTCTGTAGCACTCTTTTTACACGTTCTTCGTGTTTTCCGCCCCATTTTTTCAGGACAGCTGATACAATTCTCTTTCCTGGCACAAACCCGACACACTTCCCACCATTTTTAAGTTTTTTCCCATTTTTCTTAAACGGTACTATAATTTCATGTCCATTCTCGACCAGGTGCCAGTGTGGATTTTTCCTTCCTTCTGCCATAAATTCTTGCAGATAAATACCGCCTTCATTCTTTACCTGTCCAAGCTTGAATCCTTTTGTCAGATTTCCTGTGTGCTTGTCGGTTGCTGCATTTGCTTCTTTCCGCACCGCTTTGGCAAATTCTCTACCTTCTTTTTTCAATTCGGCTTCTGCATAGTCAGGAAATTTTTTTGCTACTTTTTCAAGCGTTTCTCTTAATTCATCAAAACTTTGGCTGTCAAAATCAAAATTTATCTCATCCGACATCTTCTTTTCCTCGTTCCTCTGTGTCCGAATCGGACACCGCTTCAATCAGCCCCATTCTGATTAGATCATTTACTGTAGCTTCATCGTTACAGTCTTTCACTTCATCCTTCTGCATGTTAAGTGAGCCCCTGAACGTCTGTAGCGCTCGTATCTTCATCTTCTTCCACCGCCTCTGCATGTAAGATCAGAAATCTATCTGCTTCTTCTTCATTTTCGATCGAATTAATACAGTACATCTTGTCCCTGTACTTAATTTTCATCGTCTTATCTAATCCTTTTCGATACCTGATCGTGAACTGCATTTCTTCTGTCGCTTCGTTCTTCAGGATCTTGATTGATTCTGTCGATCGTGCTAGTCGGACCTTTGCCCATACCCTTGCAATCATTTTTTCTTTTCTGATTTCTTGTCCAAGATCATCTTTTTCGAAGTCAAATCCGTAGATTTCTATCTTTTTATTCATGTCTCCGATGTTAATCATCTTCATCCTCCGAATAGTTTTCTAATTGCATTTGCAGCAAGATCGTCCTTGCGATGTATGATATTCTCTCATTGTTCTTTGTTTCCAGGATTGATCGGTTATCATACAGCTGTTGCATAATCAAAAACAGTGCAAGCTTCATTCTTGCACTGTTTTCATCAAATTTACCAACTGCTGCCACTACCGTCTCGCATGCTGCATCAAACGCGAGATTGAATACCACATCATCTTCTTCTACCTTCAGATACTCACTTGCTTCTTCTAAGAGCTGTGAGCGTACATCAGCATCCATTTATTTTCCTTTCTTCTGTTCAGCAATGAATTCACTAATAATTTCATCTTTCTTTGTCTTTGTAATTGTGTAACTCTTAGTTGTTGCAAGCTGTTTAATTTCGTCTACAGTCATTGCTTCCAGTTCTGATCTTCTGTATTTCTTTGTTGGTTCTGAAATCTGATCCGCTGGAATCTCTGCTTTGAACACTGCCATGTCATCAACAATCTCGCAATCTAAACGCTCACGCACTTTAATTCCTGTTTGATCTTTCTTCCATAAATCTCCTGCTTCTGTAGAAATTCCGATTGTAAGCAGTTCTCGATCAAATAATGTGATTGCTTCTTCAAAATTTCCACAATAAATTGGTACCTTTCCATCCGCACTTTTTTTAATTGTTTTGTTAGATACAACTGTTACCGGATATGTTCCAAACAGTAATCTTTTAGATGTGTTCGTCACATCTTTTTGTAAAATATAGTTTCCATCTTTATCTTTCAATTTATCTAACCAGTTAAATCCACTCTGATTTGTTAATACTTTTGCCCCTGCTACTAATGCTGGGTCTAATTCGACGTTAAAAATATTTTTCAGATCGTCAACGGATGTTGCTTCAATCTCAAAGCCTTCTGTCATTTCATTTAATTTTTTTATAATCAGTGCATTTCTTGTCGCTTTTACTTTTTTCGCAATCCAATTCGTTAAATATGAGATGATATTTTCATCAGAATCTTGCAGCAATTCATATGTTGATTTTAAGATTCCTCCGAATTTTTTTATTACATAATCTACTTTTCTCATAACCGGAGTATCTACTTCTGGAAATTCACTTTCTTCTTCAACCGTATCAAATGGTACTGAATCCGCATTTACTTCATATACGCGGCTTCCTTTGACTTTTGTTGTTTTTTCTCTTCTTACTAGCATTTCTAACGCATCTTCTGAACGTCTTAATGTTTTAATCGTTGTCGAGATATCCGCTGGTACTGTTAATCCTCCTTCTTCGTCAGAACCCTCTTTCATCGTATTCAGTACTTCCATATCTTCCTTAGCAATTGGCTTCTTTTTAAATCCAGCCCTCAAGGCGTTAACAAGTGCAGATACGACGTTTTTCTTACCTTTTACTTCATTTACTCTTCCTGCTGCTGCCTGGTTCTTTACATCATCATCTTCTTCCTGTTCCATCTCATCCAGAAGATCATACTTCTCCTGAAGGTCCTTCATTTCTTTTCTTGCTTTTTTCGCATCTTCCAAATTGTCCTGAGCAATCAGGTTCTTAATTTCTTCTTTCTTCTGTGTAATTTTTGCTGCAATTTCTCTCTTATCCATTCTGTTTCCTTTCTCCGTACTTGTCTAAGCTTTCTAATAGTTCTTTCTTCTCTTTTTCCCTCGCTTGGTACTCGCTAAAAGATTCGTTAAAAATTTCTTTTATATCCTGTCTGCTTAAAGGCTTCTGCTTGTCCTTTTTCTGAGCATTTTTCCCTTTTTCTGTCAGATTAGCTGGAACATTTTTGTAACAAAAAAACATGGAACTTCCAGCACATGCGACTGCATCGTTTGCTTCTTCGACTTTTATGTCGAATAACTCTGCTGCCTCTTCGCCGGTTAACCATGTTTCGTCATTTACTTTTTGTTCAATTTCTTCTTTGTCTACTTTTGCTTTCGTCATATAGGTCTGCATGATCGCTTCCTGGCAAGTATCCAGAGATTCTGCATCCTTTCGTAGATCATCCGCATTTTTTGTTGTAAAAAAATAGCTTGCCGATGGCTTATGAATCATGACTGTTGCATTTTTAGGCATTACGATCTCATCTCCTGCCATCATAATTACGGATGCAATACTTGCTGCTAATCCGTCAACATACACTGTCTTGTGTGCATTGTTGTGGCGCAGCATGTTGTAGATCGCGATACCGCCAAACACGGAGCCGCCGCCAGAATTGATATGGATGTTTATGTTTTCAGTTCCGTCTAACTGATCAAGGAATTCTTTCACATCTCCCGGTGCCATATCCTCTTCATAGCATTCGCTCTGCCATGTTTCGCTTACAATGTCGCCATAAAAAAACAGATCCGCTGAGGAATCTGTCTGGTTCTTGATCGTCATGGATCCACAGATTTTTCTGTTTCCATCACGATCTTTGTTATAAAATTTTAATTCTTTCAAGCACTCGTTTCTCCTTTCTTATATTGTTCTCCAGCCATTTTAACCGGAATAAAGTTTCCATTCATTAAAAGTACATCTCCATCTGGATCTCTTGGTAGATCTAATAGTTCACGTGCTTCATTTACCTTACGCATTCCGTTCTGAACTCCCTGAGCAAGTATTTCCATCTGCGTCTTAGAATCCGTCCTCAGAATCGCTTTTTCGTTAAATTTACAGCTTTTTTCTGTTCCTATGTACAATTTATATGTTAATTCCTCTTCATACTGTTTCAGAGGGAATAACATAGTATCAACCAAGAAAGATAACTGCTGCATTTCGCTGTTTGCATAGGATGACTTTTCATAATCATTAATCTGATTCGGCTTAACTCCAAACGCTCCGGCGATCTGCAAGGCTGAATACTTCTTTAATTCAAAAAACTGTGCATCTGTCAGCTTGTAATTCAACGGTTGCAGTTGCATTCCTGCTGGTACTGGCACAATCTTTCCGGCATTCTTTGGGCCAGAAAGATACTTGTCATACTTCTTTTGTAACAGTTTGATTCTTGAATCATCAATCTCTCCTGCATACTGTAACGCCATCGATGCTGTCATTCCGCCTTTATACAGATTCGACATGTACTGTTGACTCTGTGACGCTCCTTCTACCACATACCCAAGCATATCTCGCACTGGAATTCCTGTTAATCCGTCCAGTGTCATCGATGTTTTAAGATGCATCACGTCCATTTCTGGAAATACATACATTTCTCCGTCCAGCGGATCTGTGTACTGATAGTAGATTTTGCCCTGTCCACCGAATATGCCTGTATTATCATAGATCGGAGTCACGCAATCCGATTGCATGATCCAGAGCCCTATATTTTCACTACCATTCCTGGAAATCTTCCTTTGAATCCATACGTAACCATTTCCAAAATGATTTCTATTGTTTTCTACTGTTGCGAAGAAAATAGACGGCGTCATATGCGGATTTGGTCTTCCATTCAACAATTTCGAAGTGCTATCCGGATCTGCACGGACTTTCCCCTGTTTTTTTTTCCATTCGTACACCTTAATCGGCAGTTTTCCCATTGTTTCCGATAAGATTTTCATGCAAGTGTAGTATGTTACTTCTCGCAATTCACTTTTGTTCCTGTAGCCAATTCCAAGCCATTCTGCAAAATCTTCTTCCGTCATTCCTTTTGTTGGGGAGCCTCGGAACCGATTTATAATTTTATCCATAATGTTTCTCGCTATTCCCATTTATCACTACCTACCATTCATTTTCTAAGAATTTATCTAACGCTTCTTCTCTCGGATTTATAAAAATATGATATCTCGCCAATTTGTAAGCACATAACGTCGCATCTACTGGATCAATCTTCTTTGCTGTTGCATCCTTGTCAATTTTGATCAAGCCATTGTTTTTCTTAATTACTGCATTACTCATAGCGTAATTTAAGACCGGATTATATAAATAACAAACATTACCCATAAGCACTTCTTCTCTGAATCCTTCCGTCGACTCATTCAATGATTTATGACTTTGGAAAACTTCTTCTACAATGTATCCTTCATCGCTTAAATCAATCATAAGTTTACTTGCATTCGCCGGATCAAAGCATAGTGTTTGGATATCCAGTTCTTTCTCCTTGCAAAAGTCAAGAACATAGTCCATAACTACGTTCTGATCAACAATTTCGCTATTTGTCATTGTTATGAACCCTTGTCTTTCCCATGCGTCATATGGGACCTTATCTTTAAATACCCTTTCCATCATTTTTTCTTGATTTGGGATAAAAGAATGTGATAATACAATGTATTCTGTTCGCTCTCTTCCTTTTTTATCAAAGTTCCCATTTCTGTATGGAATTACAAAAGCTACTGACGTTAAGTCAATCTTGGAAGACATATCAAATCCGACGTAAACTGGTTTTCCTTTTATGCTAATTGGAAGATTTTTCACTTCGCATTTCTTCCATTTTTCCATATTCATATAGCCATTTTCTTTCTGTTGTACCCATACATTCAGCATTTTTGTTAAAAAGGCTATCATTTTTTCTGGAATTACCTTTGCGATCTCGTAATCTCCACGGATTTTTTCTCGTCCGGCCGAATATGACATTCTGATCGGATTCGCTTTCTTCCAGTTTTCTTCGTCGCCGATATCGTCTCCTGGATCAATCTCCATAATGTCTATCAAATATGTATCATTTTCAACGTCGATATTAGAATCTAACACCTTGCTGCAATAATCGTATTCCTGCGTGTAACAAGGATACGTCAGATCCATTCCTGCTGTTGTGATGATCATCAATAACGATTCTTTTGTATTCGATCCAAGGCCGAGATCAAGAAACTCTGTTGTTTTGTGCTGATGGTACTCGTCTACGATCAATCCAGCTGGGTTGGTTCCGTCTCCAGTCTTTCCGTCTTCTTTTGACAGTGCTTTTATGTAGCTTCCTGTTTTTACATGTGTGATCGCATTATTCGTAAGTTTGAACTTCTTCTTTAATGGCGATCCGTTCAACATCAGTTTTGCCTCTTCAAATACAATCTTAGACTGATCTCGTTTCACACCTGCTGTATAGTATTCATAGACTTCTTTATTTTTTGTTGCCTGCACAGAAATTTCATACAATGCAACACCTGCTTCTTCCTGACTCTTTGCATTTTTTCTTGCAACTTCGACGAAACTTTTCTTGAACCGCTTATACCCATCCTCTTTTCTTCTCCATCCATAGAGTTGACACAAATGAAACTGCTGCCATTCCGTCAGCTTTATTGGTTTCCCTGCCAACACTCCCTTTGAATGTCTCAGGAAGCTGAACCATTTGATTATCTTTTGTGCTTCCTGGTCGTCCCAGTAAAAAGAGGCTTCTCCACTGTCTTCCCTTTTCACATCTCTCAAAAATCTGCTGCATGCCTGCTTGTGCTTCTTGCAAGAGATTATTTTTCCACTGATACAGTCAGTTGCATATCTGATCAGCCTGTTCTTGACTGTCATATGTCACCAAATTCATCATTAATCTCACTATCAATTCCCTCTCTTGCAATTGTTGCTGCTTTCAGCCTTGAATCTATTGTAAGTCCGCACATTGATGCAAACTTACGCATCTCCTCTGAATACATTTTTTGCAGATCACACAACGGATTTTTAACCAAAATTTCGCCGTTTTGAGTCGGTTTTATGATCACTTTCTTCTCTTTTTTGAGCTGTTTTGTTACCGAAATATAGTAAGAAAATGCGTTACAATAGCATCCCAGGTTGTTTACATCTAGGTTACCGATCACATCTATTTCCATTTTTTCAAACTCTTTTACAAGTCGTTTAAATTCATTTTTTGCTATCGCATCAATCAGCCAAGTTGGCGGTTTTGCTAGGCTTTCCTTGCCTGTCTGTACAAGTCGTTCTTCCAGTTTTTTGTCTTCCTGTTGTGCAACTGTCAGATTCCCTTTTTGTGTTGCAAGTGGCTTTCGTTTTCGTGGCATTTTCTCACTCCTTCCATTTTTCAGATTTTATATTTAGAATTTTGCGAAAAGAAATCTAGGGCGTGCGGTCTATAGGAATGATCAAAACAATTTGACCACCCCTCCCACCTTTGAATTTTCCTTTTTCTTCCATTTCTCTTTGTATCCAAGAAGCAAACGGATGATCTCTTCTTCTCTTCCTTCTCTCATCGCTTTATGCACTATGCCGTGACTCTTGTCGCTTAACGCTATAAGATTTCCTCTGTCTAGTCTCTTCGCATAGTCTGTCGATATCGGAACAATGTGGTGAACCATTGTCGCTGGTATGAACTTGCCATCGTGATAGTATGCGTAGAGATCTATGTACATGTAATGTGTGAGTACATCTTCCTTTGTCAATCTCCAAGCTTTTGTCTTGTAGAATGCAGCGCGTGTCTTGTTCCTTCTGTGCTGATCGTAGTCCTTATCTCGTTCCTTCTTCTGCTGCCGTCTGATCTGCTTAATGCATTCACATGTTGTACCGGATGGAATTCTTTTCCCACATTTGCTGCATCGTTTATAAATTGGCATTGTATCACTTCCTTCTACTGGACCTCCAGGGTCTCGAACCCTGGACCGATCGGTTATGAGCCGACTGCTCTGACCAACTGAGCTAGAGGTCCATATAATAATAAAAAGGAAACAAGATCTGCTGCCGTATGGCTTACATTCTCGTTCCCTTTTTTATTCATGCTACTATAATATCACTTTAAATTGTATGTGAGTCCCTCTCTTTCCTTTATTTTCTTTAATTTACATTTTTAGTCGTCCAACTTTTTAGATAGGATGTAGTAGAACTTTCTTCGCTTTTCATAGAAGTAGTTCCTTCCGGCTGGTATATTCATCACTGTTTTCAGGTACTTATATGTTATTCCTTCTTCTGTTACTGCTTTGAGTATGTACTTGTACAGCTGCTGATCTGCTTGCTTCGCTGACTCTTCTATCATCTTGCAGTTCTTCTTTGCCCATGCTCTTTTGATTGCCAATTCCTCTGTTACACTCTTTGTTACTCCAGATCCTGTCGTATCTCCAAATTTTGGACTACCAACAGTATTTGTTTTGTATCTAAGAATGTCCTTAAATTCTTTGTATCTCATTGCAAAATGATACGCTTGATAAAACGCGTGATTGCTTATGTCCCATTTCTTTTCTGATACCGGTCTTATATTCTGCATCCTATCTCCTCCAGTCGACGATCTGCTACCTTTTCCGTCCAAATTTTTTTATTCATCGCTTTTCGCCTGTAATATTTTAGTTTCGTTTCCGAATAGAATTTATTCTTATCTTCTTTCTTCTTTTCTCTTATCGCCTGCATGCTTAGTTTCCATGCAACAAACTCTGTACACTTTCTTCTGCATTCGACTCGCTTTTCTCTTTCTCCTCCGTGATCGCATTTAAGGCACGGACAATCTTGCTGTCCCATTTTGTATCACTCCTTTTATCCAATTCTTCCGGTTTCTTCTCTTTCTCTTGCATTTCTATTTTTTGCTCTATTATCGTCATTTTTTCCCATACATTATCTATTTCTTGTTTTGTTAATGCTGTTCCAACCGAAACTGCCATTAATACCGTTAATATTAAAAATTTTAAGCTTTGGTATGTATTCTTTTTGTAATCATTATAAAAATGTATTCCTGCATCTATTACCATTACTGTAATAAGCGCCTTAATTAATAAATCGTTCATTTTGTCTCCTAACATTCGATCTTAATTTTGCTCATTTTCCTTATCTTGTCATAAGCTTCATTTGCCAGCTTATTAACGTTATCCATATCTTTCATAAGCCTGTCCAATTCTTCACGTTCCACGGATACCCTAATTTTTACTTGATTTTCTTTGTTTCCGCGTACAGTCGGAACTCCTAGCATCCGAAGTGGTCCGCCTCCACATTGCGAACAGCTTTCTCCGTCTCTCCATTTCCTGAAATACACATGTATTCTTCCGCAATTTGCACACTGTACAACCAAGCATTCATTTTCTTCATCATTCCTCTTGTTCATTTTTCCCTCCTATAATTTGTTCAGTGGACATCTATCGCATATATCTTTACATTCCTGATTAAGATTCGGAATCATTTTGGTATATATACAATATTCATCACATATCTCCTGCTTTACTTCTTCTATGATGTCAGTTACCGTTTTGCTTTTCTCGCTATCTTCTTTTGCAGCTCCTGTAATTTCGGCAATAGTTCTTTGATGTTCCTTTACAACATCTTCTCCTACTCTGGTTTTATAACCAATCATCATATCGTAAAATCTGTTGAGCTTTTTATCGTTCATTCCGTCAAACTCGCAATCAAACGCGAAATCGTCGAGTTCGCATTCATCACAGCCATCTTGCATATTGCAAAAGTCACGTAGTTCGTATATCTTTTCTTCTCTTGTCATAACTCATCCCTCCTATATGTAATTCAGTCCATCCAGCTGATCTCTGTCCGCATATGTGATCATCTTTTTACGCCCTGTCGCTTAAGATCATCCCGAAACCCACAACTACCACAACTATTACTGCGACTTTTTTAACAACAATCTTAGGTTGTTGGTTACTACGGACAGAGATCAGCCGGATGCTTCATTTTTTTCTTAGCTTGCAGCAAGCAACTTGTTGAATGCATTGCTCCTTTTATTCAATAATAATAGGCTTTATATCTACAACATCGTAAAAATTAGGTTTTGCTCCAATCTCTTTAATATAGTCTTCTACTAGATCTGTTAATTTTTCCTCGTATTTATCATATATTTCTTGCCTTTCTTCTATATCTCCTACGGACAAATCCCAATCTTCTGCATTATCTCCGTAATCAGAATACATTGCATCTTGTACATCTTCTAACACTCTGTCAAACCACACTCCGCAACTAATATCTGGTTCTATACATTTCCCGATGTAAATCATTTGTCCAGGCTTAAATCCTTCTGATTTAGCATCCTCAACACATTCTTTGATTGAATCAAATGTTCCTTTATAATCTTCTGAGAAAATTCTATCTCTTTCCCATGCATATAATACTTCTTTATCTGAATCTGTCATGTTCTCTTTCCTCCATAGTTGATGTATTAGTTGTTCCTTAACTTTCTTTGACAATTACTTGATCTTAATGACTCTCTGTCCTCTGTCGTACTGATTAAGTATCTGTTCTAGTGCTTTTTCTGCTTCCTCTCTTGTATTACATGTCTTAACAGTTTTAGACACTCCTCCTGTCATGTCACATTCAACATAGTATTTCTTTTCATTATTTTTGAACTGATGTTTGTAAATCCATATATCTCGTATACATTGTGTATTCACAATTGTTTTATCTTCTGCTTGTATTAACATAGATCTTCTCCTAATCTGTTTCTAATCGTTGCCATTATTTTTTTGCCTCCTCATCCATCATTCCGCCATGTATTTTTATAATTACATCAACCAGGTTTGCTGGTACATATGCATATATTGTTTCCAATAAATTTTCCGGATCTTCTGCATATGGTTTTAGAGCTTCTTCCTCTGCATTTAGCGCTCCGCATTCTACACATATATATCTTTTTCCGTTTTTCCATTCTTCTTCGCTAATAATATGCTTCTGGATGCTGTTTATTCCGTGTCCAACTTGTACACTCATTCTGAATCCATCTCTGCACATGATCCATGGTAGCGGACGTATGTCGTCATTTTTCTCGTAGAATGCCTTTATATATTCGTTTATCTTCATTTTTTCTCCTATTCGTACCTTCCTGCTCCTGCTCCGTATCGGTGCCACGTTGCTCCTGTTTTAACTTTCTTTCTTCTTTTGTTTATCATTTTTTCATGATCGGCGATTATTATATAGCGATACTTGTTATCCCAGTACTCTAGCATTTGTGGACTGATTCCTGTTTTCTTTGCCATTGTTTTGTATGTTATTCCGTCAAATAGCATTTGAGTTACAATTCTTTTTTTGTATTCTTCACTGTATTTTTTGCGATTGTTGCCGTCTACTTTTTCTATCTCTTCATCTTTATACTGTTTTACCCACTTCCTCAATGTTAGCAATGTTATTTTTGTTTTAGCTGCAAATTCTCTCCTCGTCATTCCTGACGCTAGTAACATTCTTACGATTCCTCTTTTAAATTCTTCTGTATACTGCATAGTTTTGTTCTCAGACAGCTTAGTTCTTTACCTGATGCAGTGTATTTAACCGTGATCACTGATTCTTTCTTTTTGTCTAATCATGTTAAATCCCTGTGATTCTTCGTTTGTTGTTTGTGATTTGTAAAAAATAATAATGATTGTGTTATAAATAAACAGAAACTTGATAATGTATAATAAAACTTTGTTAATAGTTGCTAAAAGAATCTCTCAGGTAAAGAACTAAGCTGTCTGTTCTCCTTTCTGCCTGCTGCCTTTTCTGGCAGTAGGCTAATAGATCTCATGGCTTATACATGACTTCTTTGTTTCTTATGCGTTTTGTTAATAGTTACTGTGGTATATTGCAACTGGTCACTGCCAGTAGTGCATCATTTCATTGTGTCCGAATCGGACACCTGTTTTTAGCCTTTTCTTTTGCTATAAATCTTTTTAGTGGCTGTCCGTTCATTTTTCTTCTGTTATTTCCTTCATTATGGATATTCCTAAATATTTTTCTTGCTTCTTTTTTTGTATCACTTATCGTTATTTCCCATTCATGCACTTTTAGTTCTATCGTCCCATATACAATCTTGCTGCCTTTTGCTGCTTCTTCCTGCATTTGAACATTTTTAATGTTCGTTAATTTTGCGACTTTTTCTCCGTCGGCAAACATTATTGCTTCTTCTGGTACTTCTATTTTTTTATTTGTGTGCCTTTCTCCTTCTTCTGACTTTTCTTTTATGCAGCTCTCACATTCTGGATGTACGTTAATCGTTTCATCTTTCCTTAGTCCTGCCGTTATTTTTCTAAATGCTTCTCTGATCTTCTTTATCCCTTCGATCATTGTTCTTTCCTTTCTGCAAACTCCATACTTTCTGCCACGATCTCCGTCGTGTACACTTTTGTTCCGTCTGTTTTTATATAGCTCCCTGTTTGGATTCTTCCTTCCAGTGCGATCTTGATTCCTTGATCCAGCCATTTGTCTGCAAATTCTGCGCCTTTACCAAACGCAACGCATCCGATAAAATCTGCATCCTGCTGCCCTTCTCGCTTAAATCTGCGATCTACCGCTAGTGTAAACCTTGCTATACACAGATCTTCTTCATTCCAACTTATCTCAGGCTTCCTGGTTAATCTGCCCATTAGCATTACTTTGTTCATATATCCTCCACTTCTGAGAGTCCCAGGATGCAGTATCCTTCTTCCAAGCCCTTAAAGCCTTCCAGGATATAGATCACTTGTTTCTCTGTTACTCTTCCTGTTTCTTCTCCATCACTCATCTCGTGCAGTTCCAGGACGTCTCCGATCTGATAGTTCCTATCATTTTTTCGCAGTTCGAATGACTTCTTTCCTGTGTCCACTGCATCGAAGAACATCTTTGCAAGCTTTAGGCGGTGTCTTCGCTCGTCTGATTCGCTTCCTGGTACTTCTACCTTATTCGTCTGTGGAATCTCTACGCATTCCGTCTTTTGTTCTTCTGCTGCCTTAGTATCGAATTGGATCATATCGCTGATCGCGTCTGCCATTTTAATAACTGTCTTTTTAACAATTTCTTCAAAATTATCTTTGCATAGTTTTATATAGCCTTTTCCGCAGTCATACCATCCGTCAAACCCATTAGATCCTCGTAACGTTCCGCCAGCTCCTTTATATCGTTCTCCCATGTATTTTTTTAATTCCAATGAATTCTTTATATCTTGTCTATTAATGTCTCTTTGAATTCTCTCTGCAAACGCTTCTAATGCCTGTTTTTCTAATTCATCCTGATCCGGACAGCATTCCGGATAGTCTCTTTCCGCTTCCACCTGTCCTTCAATCTCTGCTTCTTCCTCTTCTTCTGTCTCATCCGCTTCGGCTTCCTGTCTTGATTCCTTTAGCTCTGCTTCCTGTTGTTCTTCCAGGATGCGTTGCTTGTATTCTCTTATCTTTTTTACAGTTATGATCTTATCTGGATACCAGCTATATATTTCTTCCTGTTCATCTTCTTCCATTCCTGCGATCTCCACTGCTGTCGAAAAGCTGATTTCCTGTTTTTCTAATAGCTTTCTCAGTTCCGGAATCAAATTGTTGTTGATGCTCATTGCATTGGCGATCTGTGTTGGCTTCTTCCCGAGGATTTTTGCCGCTATGTCTCGCAGTCTTCCAGATTCCAGATCATAGCCCATGATCTTCTCTCCTGCTGCCTTTGCATCCTTTAGCGCGTCCGTTAACAATTTGATTCGCTCTAATTCTTTCTCTGGTGTCGCTTTTCGGTAGCTATTGGAGATACATAGCTCAATGATCTCTTCATTTTTGCTTCGTGGCTTTCTGATCTGGCATGTAGCTTCTCTAAATTCCTGGAGATCTTCTTCCTCTACCAGTTTCTTTAGTGCTCTCCATCTTCGTTCGCCTCCGATCAGCTTGTATTCTTCTCCTTTTTCATTCGGTTCGTACATAACTTCTAGTGGCTGTAGCAATCCAAGTAGTTTGATCTCTGCTGCCTTTTCGTCGATGCCGTTCTGATCGCTTATGTTGTCTTCGTTTGCGTAAATGTTATAAACATCTATATCTTTTGTTCGGAATCGTGCTTTCGGCTTCTCTTCGATTCCTTCCTTACTCGTTTTATTTAGCATGTCCATGACGTTAAATCCTGCCATGTTTCTTTCCTCCTTTCCTAGTCTACTTTCTGGAATCTACCAGTTTTCTTATTTCTTCGTTTTGATTCTATGTACTTTTGAGCTTCATTCCACTCTTCTTCTGTCATGATCTCTTTTAGTACGTTGTTGTAATCCTTTGCCGCATTACTGCTCTTTGACATTTCTGAGAGTGGTCTAAATGCTGTTTCTGCCTTTTCTGCTACTACAGATCTTCTTATCTCTGTCTGGAACATCTTGTCCTTGTATGTGTCTCTTAGCCATTTGGCTGTGTCTTTGTTCGTCTGGTTTCCGGTCTTCATGGTCATTAGTATCCTGATTTGCTGCCCTTCATGAATTCCTTTCGCCTGTTCAATCATATTTTCAATTGCTTCGATTCCATAACCACCTGCTTTCACAGGAATTATCAACAATTCTGACGCTTTAACCACATTTAGTACTGTTACATCTAGTAATAATCCACAATCGCATATTACGTAATCGTATTTA